CCCGCCGTGCTGTAATCGCCGCTGGAACCCGCCGTGCTGGAATAGCCGCTGGAACCCGCCGTGCTGTAACGGCCGCTGGAACCCGCCGTGCTGTAACGGCCGCTGGAACCCGCCGTGCTGTAACGGCCGCTGGAACCCGCCGTGCTGGAATAGCCGCTGGAACCCGCCGTGCTGTAACGGCCGCTGGAAAAAGGTTCTTTGCCCTTTACCCGATTAAAAACAGCATTCACTGTAGCTTTTACCAGCCCTGCAAAATTCACCTCACCTTTCACCGTCAGCTCAGTGCAGGCCAGCTTACTGTCCTCTTCACTTTTATCCACGTTCCCGCCGCACTCGACTTCAAAAAAGCGCGGGCCATCCTTCAACGGGTAGTAGTGCAGCACATCCAGCGGGTTCTCGCAGGCGTGCATTCCGGCGGTGCAGCAGTCGGCTTTGTCCTCATGGTAGGTCTTGCCCACCTCATACTGCTTGCTACGGCACTGCATATTTTTGTCCATGGCCTTGTAGGCGATGATCTTTTCACTCATGGGTGTCCTCCTCAAACGTCTGGTCGATGGCCTGCATGATGCTTGCAAGGCTTGCCAAAGCGCTGTATTTCTGCTTGTAGGTCTGAGCATCCCGCCGGGCATCTGCCATCATCTGATTGCAGAGGTCTGGCTTTTGCAAAACCTCTTCCAGCGGCATATAGCAGCGGCCCTCATTCTCTTCCTCGGTAGCCTGCTCCGGCTCTTCATCCACTTCACGGATGCAATCAGTGGCTTTCAGCGGCATGGAAGAAACCACCTTGACATTGACGTATGCCCGCACCGGCGGGCGCTCCTCGCGGATAATGCGCACCGCGCCGACCATCTGGCGGGCCTGCCCCTGCCGGTACTTCTCGGCGGCAACATCGTCCCGCCACTCGAAGTCCTCGTGCAGCACCGATTCCTCCGGCCTTGCGCTGTCCACCACCGCCGCCGGGGTCAGCTTACCGTCCCGCTGTCGGATTTCTTCAAACGCTTCATGCGCCTGTTCTGCGGTTGCGTGGTAGAACGCTGCTGTGCGCTCGTTTTTCCACGCATAACCTTTAATATTTTTCATATGCAACCTCCTGTTTTTGATTTTGGCATTCCATGCCAGCCGAAGCACGACAAAACCCAACTCGCCTCACCTCACCAGCCGTACCTCATCATGACTTGCCTCAACACACGTCACCAAACCAGCCACTCCATAAGTACCTTGCCACAGCTCACGGAACCTGACCGTGCCAAACCAGCCTAGCCTTACCTCTTCTCGCCCAACAAGAACGCACCGTACCTTGCCAGCCATGCCTAATCTGAGCGTGCCCCGCACTCCGCACATCGCCTAAACTGGCCTAACCAGCCACGCCTCGACTTTCCAATCCTCGGCATTCCTAGCCCTGCCAGCCGTACCTAGACACAAAATACCGTAACACGCCTTAACAGCCCTACCGGAATCTACCTAAACCCGGACTGCCTAACCATGCCTGCCGTGCCTAGCCACACAACGCCGTAGCTCGCCTAACCGGCCCTGCCGAAGCTTAACATGCCAATGCCCGCCTTGGCTCGCCTAGCCAGCCAGATCAATCAAAGTTCTTGTTGACGTGGAACTTGCCGCAGCTTCCGCCCTTCTCAATGCGCCACTCGCCCAGACCGCACATGTCGCCGCCAAGCTCGATCATGTTCAGGATGCTGTCCAGGTCGATCATGCCGCTGCCGCTGTTGTACTCAATGCGCAGATCTGCGTACCAGTTGTAAAACTTGGGGCGGTAGCGCAGGTCAGAGGTACCCATGCCGATTTTCACCTCGTCCTCTGCCATCTCAAACTTCGGCTTGTTTTCGTCAAACGTCTTGATTTCGATAAATTCCGGGTCATCGATGCCGAAAACGTGGAACAGCCCGTTGCCGGTGACTTTGTTCTTCATCGCGCCAATGCGGTATGCTGCGGAAATGGCAGCAGCCTTGACGGCACAGGCCGGGAAGCCAAAGCGAGCCGTCTTGCCGTACTGGTGCAGCAAATCTTCCGTCCAGTCGCTGTAATCAATGTCCGGCTTGCCATCCAGCCAGTAGAGAGCTTCGGCACACTCGCCCGCCGGGTTCTTGGCAACCTTGTCCTTTTTCAGCAGCTTCTTGCCCTGCTGGCCCTGCAGCATCTCCTTCTTGGCCTTCTCGCTCCATGCATGCACCAGCAGGGGGCTGTCACCCACAATGCGGATAGTGCACTCAGCCTTAATGATAGGCTTGACGCAGATAAACGTGGTCTCGTTAGTAGTAGCTTTTTTCATAATAGTAACCTCCAAAATATATTGCTTACGCCACCCCGTCCTGGTTGTGCTGCCGGGCGGCAAGCTCCATCTGCTCCACGCTCTGCTTGCGCTCCACGCTGGGCAGCATTCCCACGGCCTTGAGCTGCTCATAAATGAACCGCTGACCCGCTTCCGTCCATACGGTGGTGTTCTTGGTGTCCCACTCGCCGGTGCTCTTGTGCTGGAACGGCGTGGATTTGCGGTTTTTGGTGTAGCCCTTGCCGCAATACTTGGCGTATAGCACCCACTGGCCGTCGCTGGTCTTGTACTGGATCTTCAGGCCGTGAAGGATGCTGTTGAGCTTCTCGGCGCTCAGGCCGTAATCCTTAGCAAGGGTGGTAGTGGTGCGGCAGTTCTTGCCCACGCACACCGCCCGGGCATACTCTGCATCCGGCTTCAGGTCGTTGTTCTCGGCCAGCAGGCTGCGGTTCACGCTTTGCAGCTCTTTCACTTTGCGGTCTGCAATAAGCACCGCCCGGCGCATTACCGCCTCCGGGCTGTTCCACTGGGCTTCGATGGCCAGAAAATATTGCCGTGCCTGCTTGCCACGCTCATTGCGCTGGATCATGCACAGCTCCTTCGCCATCGGGATGGTGAGCTGGTGGTCATCGAGTGTTCGGCTGACTTTGCGTCCGCCCTCGTCCTGAACCCGCTCAATTTTGAGCGGGTTGAAATCCTCACCCTCGGTGAAGCCGTACTCCACCATGCGGGGAAACCAGTCCTTATAGGCCGTCTTGACCTGCAAAAACTCGTGCAGCTCCCGGCCACTCACCGTGGGGCGCTCCGGGTTTTCGTAGCTAACGGGGATGAGATTGTTTAATTCGCTCATGCCGTTTTGTCCTCCTTTTCCTTGATGATCTCGCTGACGGCAGTTTCCATCTTTTCCCGAATGCCGGGAGGGTTGCGCTTGCTGTTCAAAATTAGTGAACAGTAGCTTCTCGAAAAACCAAGATGCTTTGCTACGTCGTCTACTGTAATCTGGTTGTTGTGCATCCGGCCTACTAAACGGCCTGTCCATTTTTCAGGCACTTTCACACCTCCTTTAAAACGCAAGTTGAAACAAAATTGACAACGGCGCACCGATTTGCTATACTGTTCACGGCTCCTAGTTAAACTGATTCAAAAGGAAGGTGATTTCGATGACCAAACTTTTGAGCCAGCCAGTTCCAGACACGAGCAAGTGCGTGAAGCGCTAGGGCTTACAAGGCGGTGCCGACCCGCCAAAGGAAGCGGCGTACCCATAGCCCTGCAAGTTGTTTTTGCAGCTCCGGCGTTACTTTTACGCCGCGCATGGCGAAAAAGACGTGCAAACGCGCATGTTTGCATTACCGCCGGGGTGCAAGTGCGTTCTGGTGACAAATCGGTGAAAAGTCTGTCTGTGAAACAACCGCAGGCAGATTTTTTCTTATCGCCGTGTCAAATACCAGTTGAAAAAGTTTACAAAGTGTGCTACTATGTAATTGCAGAATACAAGTAAAAATAGCTTAGGCGGGTTCCCGCCGGGGCTTTGTGTTTTGTTAACTATTTCAACTGACAAGAGCATTATACAGCTAGCAAAGTTAGTTGTCAACATTTTTTACTAACTTTACTAGCTTTCGTGGATATGCACAGAAACGGAGTGCTGTTATGAGCATTTTTTACGAAAACTATTTGAAGCTGTGTGCTGCTCGACAAGAATCTCCAACTGCCGTGTCGAAAAAAATAGGTCTTTCCAATGCGGCAGCAACTGGATGGAAAAAAGGAAAGAAGCCCTCAGAAGTGACGTTAGAAAAGTTAGCTGTCTATTTTGGCGTTGCACGGGAGGACTTGACCGGCGAGGAGCAAAAAGAAAAGCTCAATACCTTAGATGGCATTGAGCTTGAAAAATTGTCACCAGCCCGCCGGGCGCTGCTGGAAGCGCTGGAGGGCATGGATGACGAAAACATTATGAAAATTGTTCGGATTGCTCAGGCAGTTAAAAAGGAGCTTCCAGAGTGAGCGCACGTCTCAATAGAAAAGAACTTAAGATGTTGAAAGCCCTCAATCGGGAGTACCCCGGTGGGATCGAGCGGACAAAAGAACTGTTTCAAGACGCTACGGCGCTTGAAGAACTTGGCTTTGCAGAATCTTCTACAACAGGGTTTATGCAGTCCGGATTGCGAATCACAGAAGCCGGAAAGCAATTTTTGCGAGAACGCAACGCAAACCAGTTTTCCTCGCTGATGAAAATAGCAGGCGGCATCGTCACTTTGCTCCTGATTCCGGTGCTGGTAAATCTGATTTCTGATTATGTATTACCGGTACTTTTCAAATAGGAACCACTCGGCCGCCCAGACAAAGCGATAGAAAATATCGTAAACGAAGAAGCGCCGGATCCGGTGCTGGTTTTTGGGCTTGTACCATTTTCCGTCCTCGTCTTGCTTCAAAATGTTCAGTTTACAAAACAGCATAGAACCTCCGAATGACTTCTTGAAGTTGCTTTTCAGATAGCGAAAGAACCTCGCTGGCGGCAAGACGCACAAGTTTGTCGTGCGACTCTTTTTCTTCCAGTATATCATGTTTTGCAAACTTTGTGCTATTTTCTTGCACTTTCTTTTCCTCCTTTGGCAAAGCTCTTTGATAATTTTGTTTTATGGCAGCTGGTTGGCTGCTCATTTTTGTTTATGAGGTGATTATCGTGAAAAGAAGAACGTTTCTCGCACTGGGTTTGACTGCGGCTTTGTCCATTCCTTTTGCCATGACGGCTTTTGCAGATGAGAGTCAGTACAAAGCGGGTCAAACAGTCGAGTTTTCCGGACAAACCGATTTTGACTATTATTATACTTATACCAACGATCAAACAAATTACAAGTGCTTTTCAGTCATCGAGAACGGCCAGCGTTGGTATGCGGCGGTCACTGAAAGTTGGTACGAATACTGCAAAAACGCATTCGCAAACCAGCCAGTTGCGTTTAATGGGAAATTCCAAAACGTTGCAGGAGATGGAGCCCCAGTTGTTCTGATCGAGAAGAGAATCCAAACGAACGAAAAAGGAGAAAAAACTACAACCGATTTACGTGACTGCATTTGGGCTGCAAATCGTGGAACCTCCACAAGCCCGAATTTTAAGCTGTTCGACGAATTGTATAGTGCTGGAACGACTACTATTGCAGACGATAGCTCTTACATCAAGATCGATTCAAACCCTCTCAATGCAAAAAGCGGTTCATTCTTTGAGTATATGTATCGGGATCCCGCAACAAGAAACATTAAGTTGATGAATGAACTGCTTGTTCTTCCTGATTGGGTTTATGAGGAAATGATGGCAACCAAAGCCATTGACGGCCGTCAAAAGGAGACTTTTGATAATGTCACGGTCACTTGGTCTTACTCTCCAAATCAAGGGCTTGAAGTCGTGTACCGGCTCAATAAGTAAATCTGTTTACAACCGCATTATACAACCGTGTGTTGTCGTAGTCAATGGGTTTGCCCATCACTCTTTTTGATGGGTTGCATCGAGTTGTTGCATTTTTTGCAACAATTCCCCTGCTCCGGTCACTGCGCCGCCGGGCGTTTTGGCCGTCATATGTAATGCGTGCAGTGTATTGATCTTGCGGGCGGCGTACATGGTGGCAAGGGCTTGCTGCTCCGGAGTCATATCAACGTAGCAGGCAAGCGCGGCGCGGATGTGCGTGCAAAAGTGGCTCATCTTCTCCATAGTCAATCCTCCCAAGGCTGTGGTGTGCGGTCGGTGCCGGTCAGGATGCTGGCGGGCATTCCGTCGATGATGGTCATTTCGGTTTCTTTACCATTTCTTTGCTCAAAATCCATTTTGTTTTCCCCTTTCTTTTGTGCACATTTATGTCTTATGTTCCAAATTCTACCATGCGCCGTTGGAAAACAAAATACGGATATTTTTTGTCGAATGGCGCAGATTTTTTCTGCGCCATTTTCTGTTAAAAACACGTTGGTTTTACGGGGGCGAAAGTATGAGTTATTTTACGGCAACCCAGATTGGAAAAGCGCTTGCAAAGGCCAGGGTATCTGCCGGCCTGAGCCAAGTGGAGATCGCAAGGCTCATCGAGAAGGGTGAGAGGACGGTACAGAGCTGGGAAAAAGGCTGCACCAGCCCGGACAGTGACGAGGTCATGGATTGGTGCACAGCATGTGGGGTGTCCCCCATCACCGTGTTTATGGAGATGCTGCACCCAGATCTGTATGCGGTTTCCGACAGCGAAAGGCTGGAAGATTCTGTAGATTGGGAGCTGCATCTGCTGATGAGGGCTCTGCCGCCCATCACGAAGCGACTGCTGCTTTTCATTCTGAAGGGCCGACACGGCAGCAGTCCGACTGCGGTGATCTCCGAGATGGCCGCAAACCTGCACTGCCCACTCAACAACCGGGTCAGCGTGTGCGGGACCATCATAGACCAGTATACCTATGCGCAGATTGCTGGCCTTGACCCATGCCCGGACGCTCCGCATCCTCCCATTGACGACCTGAAAATCAACTACAAGGCCGGAAGGGCCGCTGCTGAAAATGGTGCATTCGGATATATCGGGCAGAAAAAGGAGTAAGCCATGAAATGCGTGAGACCATGCTGCCGGAAGGAAATCCCGGATGGTGCTTCTTTTTGTCCGTGGTGCGGGAAGAAACAGCCGGAAGCCGCCCCGAAGCAAAGAAAAAAGCGCCGCCGTCCCAAGGGCAGCGGCAGCGTGTATAAACTGAGCGGGGAGCGGGCAAGACCGTATGTGGCGCTTACAGCCAAAAGGGATGTTCTGGGAACGTTTGAAACGGCAGGCGAAGCAGTACAAGCGCTGGACGCTTACAACGCCCAGAACACCCCCGCTGCGCTTCTGAAATGCACCTTTGCAGATGCCTATACCCAATGGAAATCGCAGCCCAAATTTGACAAGCTCAGCACGGACATGCAAAAGGGGTACGAGCTGGCCTATGCAAAGGCTGCGCCGCTATACGACCGACAATTGCGGGACTTGAAAGCGGCAGATTATCAACAAGTGATTGACCAGATGGTTGAAAAGGGACTTTCCCGCAGCTCCTGCGAAAAGCAGCGCACGCTTTTCAGCCAGATCTGCGAGTGGGCAATGGCGCAGGACATCATAAACAAAAATTACGCCATGCTGCTGCAGCTCCCGGCGGCTACAGGAAAAGCGGAGCGCACTCTGACTGCAGCCGAGATAGAGCAGATCAGCATCTACCAGAATGACCCAAAATTCGGGCAGACGGCTCAGATCGCCATGGTTTTGCTGTACACCGGTATGCGCATTGATGAACTGCTCTCTATGCGCTGTGAGGACGTGCATCTGAAGGAGCACTATATGCAGGGCGGCGAAAAGACCGAAGCAGGCAAAAACCGCATTATCCCGATTCTTGAACCGATTTACAAGACGGTAGCTTTTTGGATGCTGAACAGCGGGTGCGAATGGCTGATACCATCCAAGACCGGCACAAAGCTGGACAAACGCAATGTGGCTACAAAATTCCGTGCCCTGATGCAGGAATGCCATATAGAGGGGGTGCACCCGCATACTCTGCGTCATACGGCCAGCAGTAAAATGGTGGAGTGCGGTCTGGAAAAAACCGCTGTGCAGGCAATCCTCGGTCACAAGAATTTCTCCACAACGGCAAACAAGTACGTGTCACACAACGACCCGACATATTTGTTGCGGGAAATGCAGAAGATGAAGTACTGACTTGTTAGATTGTTTGTTAGATTGTCACGTTCATTCAGGAGATTTTAAGGAATTTCAAGCAAAAAGAAAAACGCACGGACGATTCGTTTTAATCGTTCGTGCGTTTATTTTTGGAGCTGGTGACAGGAGTTGAACCTGCAACCCACTGATTACAAATCAAATTTATTTTACGTTTTACCGTAAATAATTATTTATCTGTTGGCTTTCCGTTAGACTATATATCCCATGCCCAAACGTTGAAGCCTATGTGAAAATAGCACACTCTATGTCTTTTTACAAGTCGCTTATCTTTCGCATTACGAGCTCATACTCTTTTGGGTACACCAGCTTTATTGCCTTCATGTGCTCGTCAAGCACCTGCATCAGACCGCCAAAAGGAACAGAGCTGGCAGCCGCCACAAAGTCGCTTTGCGGTTCCGTTGCCGTGGAGTACGCTGCCGCATAAGTCGCGGGTGGCAGTGCCTGGATCTGCGTTTCAGGTGCGTGTGTTTCTTCCAGCTCGTCCCGCACAGTACAAAGGGCGGCAAGCTTGTTGACGCTCTGCCAGCTGGTTTCCTCGCACTTGAGCTTGCGGATATGCTCGTTGATCTCGTCAATGTCCACGCCTGCTGCCCCCTTCCTCATGCGTTCCGCAAGATGTCAGCGGCCCGCTTGTATGCATCGCGCTCTGCGCCGGTGGCCTCCTGCATCATGTCCTCGATGTCAGAGATCATGCGCTCACGGCCATCCGTGCGGGAGTAATGCCCACGAACATAGTGACGGCCTCGGTTGGCATAGCTGCTGCCCCGGTTGTAACCGTTTCCGGCATCGTGGCCGAAAGTCCCACGCATGTCAGCAGCCCACTCGCCCGCACGACTGTACTCGCCGCCCTCACAGTAATCCTCGATGCGGTGGATGTCCAAAATGATATCCACAATCTCGCCGATCATCTCAACATCACCCGGGGAACGGTTCTTTTTGTCGGTCAGTTCCATGAGCTCGTCGCACATCTCATCCTTCAGGTGATTCAGTTTATCCAGCATGGCTTTATCTCCTTTCTTATGCTACCCGCTCAACGATCAGATTGCTGTTTGCAATGCTGACTGCCTGCGTACTGGTATTTTTAACCGCCACGGTCACGCAGCAGCCGCGCGGCACCTCGATGAACGCGGCCACGAAAACGTTGAAGTAGTTTTCGACTGCAGCAGGTGTGACAATGGCGGTCGCGCTATTGAGTGCCTCACCGCCGACAGACAGCGCCACGGAAACGGGCCCCACGGTGCCGCCGGTGGGAATGGCGATATTTCCGCCAAAGCTCACCTTGAAGCGGGCTTTGCATTGATTGGTCAGACCGCGCAGGGTCACGAGGCCGCTGCCCTCACGGTGCATGATGCAGGCAGGGGCTTTCACCGCGGTCTCGGTCAGGGGAAGGTTTTCACCTGCCGCCACGCTGACGGTGTTAGAGTTGCTAAATTCAGCCATTTTATCGGCTCCTTTCATAATAAAAACGCCGGGACTGCTGCCCCGGCGCTCTGGTTTGCAAAATCAGCTCAGGGGCTGAACAGGCTACGAATTGTAGTCAGTTGCCGTTATTTGGTTAGGCGCAGCTGCCGCAGCCGCAACCGGTGCCGCAGTTACCGTACTGGTAAGGTGCAGGAACCGGGAATGCGGGCACGGGGCGCGGATTGTAGTAGGCCAGCTGACCGCTCATGTAGGCCTTGAGCGTTTCGTTCTGGGCTGCCTGAGATGCCGCAAGCTGTGCTGCGAACAGCTGCTGACCCTGCTCAGCGATCTTTGCGTCCTTTGCCTCGATGCGCTGTGCGGTCAGGGCGTCAAGGATGGCGCGGGCGTTCTGGTTCTGGTTGTCGATGATGTCCCGGGTGGTGTTCTGCACCGTGTTCCGGGTCTCGCAGGACTGGGTGGCCAAATTGTAGTTGACGCCCTGAATGGCAGAGCGGTTCTCGCAGCAACACTCCTGCTGCTGCATCTGCATGGCAAACAGCTGCTGCATGAACGCCGCCTGCTGGTTTGCGCGGCTGATCTCTGCGGACATAAAGCCGTTGTTCACGGTCTGCTGCACGCCGTTGACAAGCTGCGCCTGCTGGTAGAAGCCATCACACATGCCGTTGTTGATACCATCCATCTTGCGCTCGATGTTGGCAAAATCGGAGGTCAGGACGTAGCCGTCAACGACACCGGCACCGGTGTTGCCATTGCCTCCCCAGTTGCTGCCCCAGCCGCCGCAGAAGGCGAACAGGAACAGGATGATGATCCACCATGCGCCATCATTGCCAAAGCCAAAGCCGTTGCCACCATTGGTGTTTGCGGGCTGAACAGGCATGGTCAGAACCGCAGAATCGGAAGAAAGAGACATTTTTGTACTCCTTTCGTGTGTTTTGAATGATTTTTATGCTTGAACCGTGGCCACGGTTACGACTTAATGAAGAAACTGCTGAAACTGTTTCGCCATCGCCTGTAATTGGTTCAGCTGGTTTTGTGACATTTTGCCGGATTGCAGCAGCTTTTGCACTTCTGCTTTTGGGTCGCCTTGAAAGTTTGCACGGAACTGCTGGAACTGCTGCATCAGCTGACCAAACTGACCCATAGGGCCGGACATGGCGGGCATACCGCCGCTCAGAACGTTAAAAAGAGGGTTTGACATAATTACTTGGCCTCCGTTTCAGGCTTTGTGGGCTCTTGCTTTTCCAGCGCCGCACAGCGGGCTGCCAGCGCGTTAAACTCTGCCCGGGTGACAAACTCCACGCCAGACTGCTGCGCCGTTTGTGGCGGCGTTTTTGCGGCTGTGGTGCGCTCCTTGTAGTCAAACACCCGGAGGGGAAGCGGCATACCGCTTGCATCGGTGCTTTTGATGTAAAACGCGCTGTTTTCGCTGTCCATCAGGAGCACGCTGTTTCCTGCGGCAACCATGTATGCTTTTGCGCCCTCCTCGCCCTGCACCCAGATGATGGAGGGCGTAGCCTGTGCTGTCTGGGCTGTCGGCTGCTGCATCATGGGAGACTGATAGCCCACTCCCTGCCTGAGTTGAGTGAGGTTGTCCGGCATTGGCTGGCCGTAGTATGTCGGCATCTGATACGCATACGGATTGTAAGGCATCGTTTACTCCTCCTTATACCAGTAGTAAATCGGGCATTCTGCGCCACTGTCCCAGCTGTCCCACCACTCGCCGTCGATCACAGTCAGGACGTGCCCGGAGCAGCCAAGCACATACACGCCGTGCGGGTACTCCCGGGCAAAATCTGCCACGGTGTAACAGGTGGTGCAGTCTGCCTCCACCAAACGGCGCTTAAACCCGCGCTTTTGAAGGTACGCGCCCCATGTGCGGTTTGCGCTAGGCATATCGCCGAGGGCAAATCCGGTCAGCGCCAATCCAATGTAGACCTGCTCCCAGCTCTGCCCTGTGGCAGCCGCTACAGCACGCACGGCGCAATCCCCGACGCTGCCCCCGTGGGGGTTGGGGCTGAACTTGATCCACATTGGCGCTTGCCTCCTTTGCGCCCAGTGTAGCAGATCCGCCCGGCGGGAGAGGCAACGAGCGACCAACGAAGGACAAAAATGCTCTATTTTGCCAAAAGAAAAAAAGTGCTCATTGAGCACAAAATTTTACAAATAGGCTTGACTTTTACGCTCAATGAGCGTATAATAAAGACAGTGAAAGACACCAACACACAACAACATGGAGGTAAAAAATATGAAGATCCTTAACGCTGAAGAGTTCGCCGCAAAGGTCATGGAGAACGGCACCGAGGTGGAGCCTGACGAATACAAGACCATGGACTGGCAGCAGTGGGAGCCAGACGAAACCGTCTGGACGATTTACGCCCACATCGGCTGCGATGGTGAGGTTTTGCACTGCCGTGATCACGCAACGGATACGTTTACAGCAGACATGCACTTGACCAATGAGCAGTCCGAAGCGCTCATGAGCGGCGAACTGGACGACATGGAGAAGGACGTCATCATCAGCGACATCTACCCCCAGTACGTCGAGACGCTCAAAGAGAACGAAGAGTGGATTGACCTGTAAATAAAAAAATCCCCTGCCGGATGCTCGCAACATCTGGCAGGGGATTTTGTGAAAGACGTACCATGGAGGTACACGAACATATTATCATGCGAAAGAAAGGAAGTCAACCATGTATAGCAAAGCAGAACTTTTTGACATGGCTGCCAAGCAGCCGAAAGAAGTTTTTCTCGGTAACGTCACCCTCAGCATCCCGGACGATTCCGATGGCTGCGCCGATCTGGACGCCGAGACCGCCAGCCTGTCCCATCTCTGGGACGTCTCCCGCATGAGCGTGCGGGAGATGGTGGTGGCATCCGGCATCAGCCAGACCGCCTTTGCAAAGGGTGCGGGCATCCCGCGCCGCACGGTGCAGGGGTGGTGTTTGGGCGAGCGCGACTGCCCGGAATACGTCCGCTTCCTGCTGGCCGAGCACTATGGGCTGATCTGAGGAGAATGTTATGGCAGAAGATTTGACTGGAAAGCATTTTGGAAAGTGGACGGTGCTTGCGCCGTCTGAAAAGCCGCACTACTACACATGCCAGTGTGAGTGCGGAGTGGTAAAAGACGTGTATGACAGCTCCCTGCGTCTTGGCAAAAGCCGAAGCTGTCTGTCTTGCGCGAATCGAGGGCAAAAGCCAGCCATGACGGAGACGGCTTTACGAAAGGCGAAGAAAAAAGAAGGACAGATTATTAACGGATGGAAAGTATTGGAAGTTTTGCCCGAAAAGAGGTCAGGCTGCTTTCTGTGCCGTGCTATTTGCCCGAAATGTGGGAAGGAAACCGCCGTAAAGATCACAAGGCTTTCTCGAATCCAGCATTGCGCAGATTGCAACAGGGACATTGGAGAGAAAACCGGGGCAATTCACAGCACAGCTTACGCGGGTGGCTCTTCCCTTATGTCGATTCGCACAAGGGTTGGAGGCCATATCAATAAAAATTCCACTTCTGGCGCAAATGGCGTGTGTAAAGACTGCCACGGTCGATGGCGTGCATATATCAATTTCCAACGCAAGCAATATCATCTCGGCAGCTATGACACGGTCGAGGAAGCCGTTGCGGCCCGCAAAGAGGCCGAAGAACTGATCTACGCCCCGTACCTTAAAGAACATGAAGGATGGGAAGAAGAACTTTCCAGCAGGCTTGAGGAATTGAAGAAAAAGTAAAAAAATCCCCCGATGCTCCAAACGGAACACCGGGGGTTGAAAAAAAGAGACCAGCGGGTAAACGTTCTTCCGCTGGTCTCTTGCATACATTCATGATGGATGTGTATGCGCTATCCACCATCTCGTATGATTAGTATATCACACATTCAGCATTTTTTCAATGCTTTTCAGCCGGTAGCCTATCGCCGTCCGGCTGTAATGTGTCTGTGCTGCAATGTCCGGCAGCGGAAGCCGCTCGACGTACCGCAGTAAGGCTATCTTACGGTCTACCCTCCCAAGCGGTGCGCTTTTGATGGCTGCGGTCATCTGCTGTCGGTCAAGCCCTTGCAGCGCAGGGGGCAGCACTACACGAGCCGCCGCCACAGGCAGCACCGAGCCAGAAGGGCTGCGGCAGCTGTCCGGCGTTGCGCACCATAGCGGTGACGACACCGAGACGGTTCACCATTTTGTTGACATCAACAAAATGGTTGCTGATGGCGTACAATTTCGGGCTGTGCCGAAAATGGTATGTAGTGCTGCTCATGGTCATTCCTCCTGCGTCACATCGTCCGGTGCATCAATCGCACTGTCCTGTGCGTCCAGTGCATCATAGTACGCCTTTGCCAAAGTTTCCACCTCTGCGATGTCGTCCTCCGTCAGCAGTCCGCTGTCCAGATGGGTGTACGCCCTGTCCAGCCAGTAGGCCACGTCGCGCCCTGCGGCGATTTCCCGCTTGATGGAGCGCAGGGTCAAGTCATGGCGGGATTTGGATTTGATTGCCATAGTCAGTCCTCCTTATGTGTTGGTCATTGATGCCACAGCATCCTCAAGGTCAGTGATGCGCTTGATGGGGTCTGCTCTGCCGGTCACCGTCACACTGTCTGCGTCGGTCAAGACTGTGTTCACGCCGGGGAGGGCGGGGATAGGCTGCGCTCCTGTGGCAGTGAAGGGGACAGGCGTAGCTAGCTTGTAGGCGATTTGCACCGGGGTTTTGGCGGCGTACTGGGCGGCGAGGTAGGATTTTAAGTCGTCAACGGTATCAAATCCGCATGTGTTTAAGCCAACGTTAATGTTTCTGTTTTCAGCGTATAGGGCGTTAGTGTTTGCTGTTTTTGTGCCGCTCCAATGGCTTGCCACTACCGTGCTAGTAGGCACGGATACTGGCAGGGCTAAGTTGATTTCAAACAAATTATACTTATCTCGCTTGTATATCCTCTCCGTTCCCGTCAGCGTAAGTAGCGCCCGCGTCTCCTGCCCCTCTCCCGTCACTGCATCCACCGTACCGCCGTAGATGGTGCGGGGCAGAGTGATGGTGGCAGTTTGGCCGGTGTAGGGGGCGTAGGTGGTAGGGGCAGTGGTGCCAAGCGTGATTTGCAGATTGGTGCAAGTTCTCTCTCTGTTTTCGTCCAGTCCTGCGTACAATCGCACCGTCGCTATGTTTCCAGCTTTAAGAACCGTGCTGCTGCCACCGTTTGCACGAAGCGTTCCAATTTCCGCGCCAGTGCCATCATAAAAACGAACCTCTCTCAAGGTTCCGGTTGAGCACTCTCCAGAAAAATATAGCTGCACGTTTCTGGGCAGAAGATTCACAGCGTCCATGTCGATTTTTGTTGTGATATTTGAATTGTACGTCTGCAAGGTGATTTTATCGAGGCTCCACAGGGTTTCCCCGCATCTTGTCACTGTCACACTGTCCCTGCCCTTAATCGGCCGGACATTGTCCGGGCTAGGTTCGGCGCTCCCTTCCTGCGTGGGCTCCCAGCTGGCAGTCACGCCCAGCGGATAATTTGCCACGGGGTAGCACTGCAACGGGTTGCCGGTCTCTTCCAGTGGCGGGCAGAGCATGTCCACGATGTGCTTGCTGCTCCAGGCGTCGGGCCCCACGGCGGTATCATCAATTTGTATGCCATCTTTGCCGTCTGCACCTGCCGGGCCGGGGTCGCCTTTAGGCCCCTGTGGCCCAGTGTCACCTTTTTCGCCCTGCGGCCCCTGCGCACCCTGCGGGCCGCGCTCGCCCTGAATGCCACGCGGCCCCTGTTCACCACGAGGGCCAGTCTCGCCCTGCGGGCCGGTGGCTCCGGTAGCACCAGTGGGGCCTTGAGGGCCTTGCTCACCCTGCGGGCCGATGGGGCCAGTGTCGCCCTTGTCGCCTTTCTCGCCTTTGAAGTTACCAGCGGCAATGCCGTCTTTCAGTTCCTGTAAGCTGTCAGCGGCCTTTTTCTGTGCGTCACCGGCAGCTTTCTCGCTGGCAGCGGCTTTTTGTGCGGCTGCTCCTGCCTGCTGCGCTGCAGTCTGCGCGTCGGTCTTGGCCTGCTCTGCGGCGGTGGCATCTTTGTGCACGGCATCCACCAGCTGCTGCCACGCGGGCGAGTCCGGCTCCGGCTCTGTGCCGTCCTCTGTGCCGCTGTTGGCGCTGACGCGATATCGCAGGTCGGCGCTGGTCACGGTCTTTGTGCCGTCGCTGCCCTCAAAGGTAATGCAGCCGTTGCCGGGCTGTGCGGTAACGCTGGCGGGCACATCCACAGAGCCGTCCACCACCAGCGAGGATGCCGGGTCTTTTCCGTCCGGGACGTGCCAGAAGCAGCGGATAGTCAGCCCTGCCCACTCGCCGGTTGCATCGATGTGCAGGCGGTACACGCCCCGGTTCTTGGTGTAGCCAAAGCGCACCAGCTGCTCATAGCCCGGCACTTTGACGACGCCATTGGATGCGAGAGATACGCTTAGCTCGATCATGCTTTACTCCTTATCCGCCTGCTTTTCGATGCACTCACCAGCTTTGCCGCGAAGACAGTATTCGCAATACTCCTTGTTGTCGCCTTTCAGGTTGCACATCTTTTCACGCTTGCGGGCTTGATTCATAGCGTTTGCAGAAGCGGCGATAATGCCGCACATAGGTACAGGCATATAGTACTCCTTTACTGGTTGATGGTAGGCTTCTTTTCTGCCAGTGCCTTTTTCATCATCCGTACGGCCTTCTCGATGACGGAGTCCAACACCTCATCGGTGATGATGGGCTTGAGCCAGTCAGGCAGAGCGGAGCGGAGGGCCGCAAAGACCTGCGCCTTTTTCTTGGCACCCTGACCGCTGCCAAGGATGCAGTCCTCGGCCTTGCACACGAGGTCATAGGCCAGATCTTTGACCAGCTGCTTATAGCCCATGCGGATAGCGCCGACTGCCAGAGCCACAAAGCCGACGATGATGAGAACGATTGCGACGGGTGCGGGGATGAAATTAAGCATTGCTTCCATGTTTCGTTACTCCTTCCATGAGGTAATTATCGATTTTTTCCTTGCTGGCCTGCATAGCGGGCACGTTGTTTCCGGTCAGCTGTGCTTCCAGCAGGGCACGAACGGCTTCAAGCGTTAGGCGGTTTACTTCGTCGATTTCCCCGAAGCGGGACAAATCGCGCCCAAGCGCCAAAGAATGTTGCGCATAGCCCGTTTCTAACGTTTGCAAGCGCTTGTCCATCTCGTCAAGCCGCTTGTTTTGCGCCTCGTCCGGCGCTCCGGCCTTTTTGACGTACTTGTGGATGATGTCCAGCACCTTGTCGATGGTGATGACCGCAGCGCACAGGCTGCCAAGGATGCCAAGCACCCACAGGAGAGCTTCTTTTTCGGTCATTTGCCCTCCCGGAGACGGGTCAGGCCCTTCTTGCAGATGATACTGGTATAGTCCTTGTAGGCAATGGACAGGTCAACATTGCCGGCAACGCCCGGCACGCTGCCGGAGCTGGTATGCTGCCACATCCCATAGGGGTATACCGTGGCGGGCTTCTGGCTACGGTAGGCCGCCAGCCACACATCATAGGGCTTGAGCGCCGCGCCGGTCATGTAAAGGTGCTTGTCTGCATAGCTCAGGTAGGTGTACAAGATAGAGTAAAATCCCCAGTCCTGCACCGTTTTCAGCTCGTAAGCAGTCAGGTCGGTCAGCACCTCTTTGCTAAGCTTCGCGGGCAGCGCGTCCTCGACGTCCACAGCCACCGGCAGGCGCAGCGTCTTGCCGATCAGGGCGCTTTTCAGCAGGGCCAGCTCCTTGTCAGCTTCTGCCCGGTTGACGGCCTTAAAGTAGCCATACACGCCCACCGGGATGTCCAACCGAGTGCACTCCGTGTAGTTGCGGGCAAAGGTAGGGTCCAGATACGGCTTGCTTGCCTTGCCGTCTGCACTGTTGCCCATGGCCCGCAGCATCACGCCGTCAATTTTTCCGCTGGCCTTGACCTTGTCCCAGTCGATGTTGCCCTGCCAGCGGGAAACGTCCATGATTGTTTTACTCATTTAAGCCTCCTTGTTCTTATTGCCGGTCTTGTCCTCCAGCAGCTCGATCAGCTCCTTGTACTCGGCCTCGGTGATGCGGCCAATGGCGTAGAACACGTCCAATTTGTCCGCAAGGCCAGTGGTCTGTCCGCGCTCGATCAGGCGTTTACAGGTACGATACAACATAGTTTTTACCTCCTTATGTGGTTCTTGTATCAGTGGTGGTGTCGTCGGTCAGTCCCAGCTCCAGCAGGGCGACGCGGTACTCCTGATCTACCGCCAGGGCGTCCGTGTCCGCCTGCGCGGCCTGCGTCTCGGTCAGCAGCTCTGCCAAGGTGGGGTAGTGGTAGCCGGTGAATACAACCGATACAGTATTCAGCGTATTGGTAAGGGTACATTCAAGACGTTTTTTGTCGGCCGAAAATAATACTGTGACCTTGAGACTTCCCGCGCCAAAACTGCCAGTTTCATATGTCATACCAGGGGTAAGATTAAAATCAGTTTCGTTTATGCGGAGGTTAACGTAATCTACACCGTCCTGAACGTTAATTGTCTCAGTTTTTCTCCTCCCAATCGTTGTTTTTCCGCTCCACACCAGCCGCGCCTCCGACTTGACCGCCACACTGGCCGCGATGGTGTCATACAGCGTCTTGCCGCTCAGGGTGCCGTCCGCAGCGATGTCCAGATAGTCGCCCACCTTCACGCCGCCCAGCTGGTCCGCCGTAGCAGGCGGCAGGGTGTACGGCGTGCCGAATTTGGCATCGGCCTGGTCCTTGGTATACCTCTGAGCCAGGGCGTCGCCGGTCGCCTTTGCATCAGCCGGTGCGCCCGATACGGTCAGGGTCGTGTCAGTGGACACGATAACCTTTGCGTCGGCGGCACTCTTTGCAGCTGCTTCCTCGCTGACCTTTGCGGCAGATGCACTAGACGCGGCAGCAGTTTCACTGGCCGCTGCTTCTTCGGCACTGGAAGCAGATTCCTCGGCTTTCGATGTCGAAATACCTGCCTGCTCTTGCGCTGCGCTTATGGCGCTTGCAGTGGCGTCTTTGACTGTCTTGGCTGCTGCTGCGGCCTGTGCTGTGGCAGTTGCCGCCGCGTTTGTGGCTGTTTCCGCACTCTGAACAGCTTCTTCCTGCCGCGCGATAACAGCTTCGCCATACTGCTTCACATACTCAAAGCCCTGTGCAAGGGCTTCCCGTACTTCCACGCCGCGTTCTGCATTGCGGACTTCGGAAATTGCTTCGTCAAATGTCTTATCCAATTTATCACCCCTTTGCGGATGCATAGCCCTTCAGCGAGCGGCTCAGGTCATAGGCGTCACTGGCTTTTCGTGCGCTCAGGGCCTGCAAGTCGCTGACGCTGGAGAAATCAATGCCCAGCGTGAATTCTTTTTTGTCCGGCGCGTCCAAAGGCTCCACAAGCTTAGAGCACAAAAGCCAGGTGTTCACCCCGTGCGGGTTGGAGTAGATGTGTGTCATCTTGCCAAAGCCAAGGCGGGCGATATCCACGCCGGCATCCTTGAGGTCCACAGCCTTTACCGTGATTCCGTCAAGGTAACGCAAGTTTTTGGACAGCTCCGCGTTTGCGGCATCCAGAAGCGACTGCGTTGTGTTTTCGGTTCCGTCCTGCACAATGACCCGCGCGATGATGCCAAACAGCTTTTGCGCGGTGGCGTCGTTAGCGGTTGCCGTGATGGTGTTGGTTTTCTCCCACAAAAACCAGCCGGATTTCTTTTTTCCGACGGCAATGACGCGGGTGACAATATCCTCTGCTTTGACGTAGCTGCTCAGGTCGAGCAGGTTTGTGCCGAATGCGATGGGCTGCCCGTTTTTCTCCTGCACTTCCCGGACGTAGTCCAGATACCGGGCCCCGTTTTCGTGCCGGACGATCAGATAACCGCCGTATACATCCACAAGCTCATTTTGGATGACATCCCATGTAACGCCAAAATTTCGTCCATCGCCAAAGGTGTACCGTGGCGCAGAATCGTAACGGACCACGGAAGAATCCGGCAGGGCTGCACCGTTGAACAAGACGGCATAGCCGTCTCCCTGCTTTTCAATTTTCCATTTTTTTGAGACCGTGTCTTTGAGATCGTATTCCGTCTCAGGCGGAAGGGATTTCGAGTGCGTGGCGCATGTGATATCCGGCGTAACCGTTCTTTGCGTAGCTTCGTGCGTCTGGTCATCTCCGTCCAAGGGCAGGGCCACATTTACGCTCACGGAAAACAGGCCGTTTCCTGTGCGCCAGATATACCCGTTTATGGAAGAATCTGCATGCTTTTCATTCAGCGTCCAGCTGTACGCGGATGGATCCGGGGCCGTGTCATCATCCGAGTAGCCGGCTTCATATTGGCTTACAAGCTGTACGCCGGACGAGGTATAAAGTCCATATTCATACCTGTAATCGCCGTCACTATCCGGAGTACCCGCCATGTATTCCAGTTTCATCACGCAGTTATGCAGCTCTGGCACCACCACACTGGTGCTCGGAAAGCCAACATTTCCACAGGTAAACGCCTTGTATGCGTCCACCATGCCGGTATGGTTTTCCAGCAGAAACGCAAGAAATTGTTTGATCGTCACGTCTTTGGCTGTATATGGCGCAACAGAGCTGTCGTTGAGGTAGGCCAGCTCTCCCTCGCAAAAGACTTTTTGACGCAGCATAAAATCCTGCTCATGGCTCATGGGCCTGCCCTCCCAGATGCGCACACCGTCCTGTTCTACGGACACGGTCGTGCGCATTTTTTGCAAAGCTGAGTGGGCCACATTGCCAAGCGGCAGGGTGAATTCCAAGCTGCCGGCCTTGCTCACCTCCCGCGTCAAAGTTGGACTGATGAGCTTTTTTGTGTCCGTGTAGTCCGTTGGGTCGTAAATGCAGGTCTTTGTCTTCCACACGTCAACGCCGGTCTGGACGCCCGCATAAACTTTATAGCTCATAAGCTGCCCCCCAGATATCGGATGCTGATGCTGCAATCCGCAGACGCCGCAAAGATGAGAGTACCTACAACGCCATCCGGCATATGCAAGCCCTCAATGTACTGCCACTCTGTAGACTTTGCAAGGATGCCAACCTCAAGGCCATTGAGAGACACCGCAATGTCGGCAGCGTCCTCGCTGCGCTTGAAGTAGATGCCGGCCGCTCTTGGTGCACCGGTGACGGTTACGGCGATGTCCTTGTTGGCTTTGAGCTGGATGTCCGTATAATTACGGATAATCGCCGTATCAAATACAAGGTCATCCCACAGCCAGTCATCAGAGCCGTCGTATACACTGCGCTTGAAGGGGTCGCAAGTGCCTGTAATCGTAAACACACAGTATAATGCGTCCTTGCTGATGGACACCTCCCACAGGCCCTCCCAGTAAAAACTGGGGTCATTGTCGAATTTACACTGAAGCCATTTTCCGTGGATGGCGTTTGCGATAGTGCTGTAGAGGTTCTCCCACTGCTTTTTCGGTGCAGTGCACTTGAGCTCCATGGTAATGGTGCGTTTTTTGTAGTGTGGCCTGCCGTCCAAAGAACTGGTCAGGTTGAGCAGGGTATCAGACCCCGGCACCTGCACAAGGTAGTCATCTACCTCAGCAGGGCCGATTTTTGGGCTTCCGACCTTGAGATACAGCCCCCAGTCTTTCAGGGTGTGGAAGTTGCCAATTTGTGCGCCCAGAAGTTTGCTCATTACACACCCCTCGCTTTCCTCGTCACGGTCACACCGATGCGCGCGTCAACATTTTGTGCCATCCTGGGCGAAATAACGCCCACCAGCTCGCCGGAATCCATGACCACCTGACCGGTGCCAATGGCAGGCAGATGCTCGTCCAGAAGCTCCTCGATGCGCTCCAGAATGCTGGTCTGCTTGTCTGCGTGGCTGCTCTGTCCGATCACGCGGTACTGCATCGCAGACCGCGTAGAAAACTCGCTCAGGCTGTCGTAAACGCCCACATCGTCAAACGGGCTCTTGTAATTATTGACCGGGTCTTTGCTCTTTTTGTTTTTGGCCCACAGCGCAAGCCCGATGCCGCCAGCTACAGCACCCACAGCGCCAACGCCGAGAATGACGCCAAGGACTGGGTTTGCAGAGATGAACGACACCACAGTGCCAAGCGCAGACGTGATGCCGCCAGCCATACCAGAAAAACCCTGCACAACGCTGCCAAGTGCGCCGCCAACGCCGCCAGAGCTCGCAAGCCCGCTCACGACCTTAGAGAAGGAATCAACTGCCGTCGTGGCGCTGTTTACGCCCGGCACAATGCCGTCTTTAAACAGGCTTTCCACCGCGGTAAATGCACTTTTCAGACCACCGCCATAGTAAGATTCGTTCACGGCGGCAAGGGCGTTGTCAAACCACTTGGAAATCACTTCGCGCTGACCCTGCGACACCTCGCCCCAGATCAGCTTGGTAACATCGAGTGCAAGACTTGACCAGTCCTCGTTTTTGGCGTCACTTATGGTGCTTTTCAGCAGCCCGAAGATGCCCTTGTCGGATTCTCCGGAAGCGTCGCTGAGGTACTGGTCAATGCGGCTTTGGATTCCCTTGACGCTGTTGTCAATGGCGGTAGCCGTCTCGGTGACCTTATCCTGTATGCCATCCACATAGGTTACGACCTTCTCGTAGGTCTCAGCCGCACCATTTACAATACGTTCGCCGGTTTCGGTCACAGTCTTTGTGACGTGCTCGCTGCCGTCGGCGTACTTTTCTGTAGCTTCCTGGATTTTCGTTGTGATGCCGTCAAAGGTCGTTTCTGCAACCTTGGTCAGGGTACCGGTCAGGGTCTTGGACATGTCATCATAGACCTTGGTGGTCTTGGTAACGACGCCGTCCACAACGGTGTTTACCTTTTTGTAGGTGGTAGCCACACCGTTGACCATTTCTTTGCCGGTCTCGGTGGTGGTCGTAGTTACGCGATCTTTGATTTTACCAGCAGAATCTTTGACTTTTTCCTGCAGGGTCTCCACGCTGGTGGTCACTGCACCCAGCGCGTTCATAGCGCTGGTGGTTACGGTGTTGGACACCGACGCAATGACCGTTTCAGTGGTGGACTTTTTACCTGTGGATTTTTTCTTGGTTGTGCCAGTAGGGCTTGTTACGATGGAGCTGCCGGTTTCTCCGCTGGTTTTAGCTGGAACCCAGCCGTCATTTTCGTCCCAGACCATTCCATTATGGTTTTTGTCCCAGTTTTTTCTGCTTTCTTTTTGGATCTTCTTGCTCTCTTGGTCTGAATTGAATGCTTTTTGATAAACAGCATCCCAGTCACCGTGAAATATGCCGATTTCTCCACTTTTTAAAGCGTCAAAAACAGCTTTTAATCCAACAGCAGAGGATTTTGCCTTATCAATAACGTTGGAAAGTCCCGTTATTTCTCCGATAAGCCCGCTCCATCCGTCAAGTTTGTATGCGTCTTGGGCAGCCAAAACCATTTCATTCAGTTTGGTAATAACGCCGCCGAGTGCGCTTGTAAGGTCGCCGGTCATAAGGCCAGCCAGCTGACTGACGTTATCCTTTAGGGTGGATACACGCCCATTCATGGTCTGGCTCTGGGTGTCCATGCTATTGTAGTAACGCCCACCCTCTTCGGAAGCTGCCTGTAAAGCCTGAGTCAGAAGGTCGTAACTGATGGTCATTTTCTGCACTTCTTCGGTGGACTTGCCTGTGTAATCCGCCAGAATGCCATATACGTTGATGCCGGCATAGGCAAACTGCTTGATGTCAACCGCAGTTGCCTTGCCGGTGTTGGCGATCTGCTGTAGGTTCTGCGCCATGCGGTTCAGCTCGTCGCTTCCGCCGCCTGTGGCAGCAACAGCATCACCCAATGCCATGATGGTTTTGCGGGCATATCCGGCGTTCTCGCCTGCGGAGATCAGATACTGGTTTGCGGACACGAGAGAATCCACGTTGAAGGGCGTTTTTGCCGCATCCTCCTGAATGTTCTCCATGGCCTGCTGCGCCGCTTCCGCGCTGCCCAGCATATTGGTAAGGCCGGTGGTGTACTTTTCTATTTGAGCATTATAAGAAATGCCCATCTCCACAAAGTTTTTTGCAAAACTTACCGCCTTTGTTCCGAGAGAGGTAAGCATATTTGCAAGGATATTGGCTTTTGCGCTGGCTGTTGCAAATTGGTTTGCCATACTTGCAACGCCGCCCCCGGCGGTGTTTGCGCTGCGGCTCAAAGAATTTGCTGCGCTTTGCGTCTCTTTTTTGGCAGTTTCGAGGTTCTGCTCATACTCGGAGGTATCAAGCCCCAAAGTAGCCATCAAATTAAAGATATTCATGCATCACCACCTCCGTTCTGCCCTGCTGCTTTTCTGCTGTCTGCAAGGGTCTTTTCCCAGCACGCCTGCGCTTCTTCCAGCGTAGTCTCGTGCCTGCGCTCAGATAGCGGCTTGTCGTACTCTGCCATGATCTCGCTGAAGGGCTTCTCCACCGGCTGACCAAGAGATACAGCACAAAGATAGAGCATATCCGCCGTGTACAGCTGGTATGCTCTTGTGCGCTGCTGTTCCCGCATCTCGCTGATTACGAACCAGACGAAATACTTTAAGCCGTAGGCGCGGAGATGCTGGAGGTCGGCTCGGCAGACGTAGTGCCAAAACTCAGGCCGTTCAAGTCTGCCAGAGAGGACAAAAAATCCTGCACGTCTTTCTGCATCACGGACTTGGTAAGTGCAGTAAACGCCTTGGGCAGGGTGTCTTTTTCGCCCTCTTCCAGCGTGTACAGCTGGTGCAGGGCGTTCACGGTGCGCTCAGGGTCAAGTTTCATCAGAGGCTTGACAAAGTCCAGCGCAGCAAGCGCAAACTCTCTGGGGGTCAGCTTTTTCTTGCTGCCTTCACTGTTCTGCGGCTCTGCACCCAGCATCTTCAGGGCGTTTGTAACAATGGTCTCCCGGGCTGCCTTGGTCTCCGGGTTGTTCACGTTGTCCTTTGCGTCCATAACCATGCGCGTGATGCCGTCCACCGCATCATACAGCTTGGGCAGCGCTTCCACGGGGTCAAGATTGATGGTAAGGATCATTTATTCTGCCTCCTTGACGTAGAACTCCATAGGCACCTTGCTGGTGTCGGTCATGTCGTAGTGACCCTTCAAGCTCAGGCTGATGTTGCCCTTTCCGTCCTTGGTGGTTTTCAGCTCGATGCCGCCATCGCTCACAGCCTTCATCAGCTTAACCGCGGCATAACCGCCGCCGATCAGGTTGCCATGCCACCAGATGTCCTGGAAGTCCTCGTCCTTGTAGTCTTCGCGCACGGTGATCTTGTTGGTTTCAACGTCCGCAGCGCCCAGCTCCAGCTTGATGGTGTCGGCGCTCACGGTCATGCAGGTGGTGGACATACCGCAATCCCAGCTGGTGATGTGCTTGAGCTGGTAGGTGTTCTCGGGCACTTCGTCCAGATCCTCGCCCAGATCAATGGTGTTGGGCTTGCAGGAAATGGTGATGCCGCCGGAGGTCAGGCAGATAAGATCTTCTGCAGCAATGGGGGTTGTACCCGCCGGGTCAAACTTTTTGAGCAGCGCACCCGCCTGAAACTGAAGTTTTTTGAAAGCATCTGCCGAAATGGCGTGATACATTTTGTTCATGCGTTATCCTTTCTCACACCACAAAGGATGTGACGTCAAAAGTAAGGTATGTGCACAGGTATTTTTCCGGTGGGTTGTCCATAGACTGCGCCCACGGGTTGCCTGCGCATAAAAGGATCGCGCCGCCCTCGCACTCGATGGTAAGCCCATCGCCAAGGGCAGCGCGGATCTCATCTGTTTTGCGGATGATGGACAGCTTTCCGCCGTCCACCGGATACCAAAGCCGCGCGTGGAAGGTGCTGCTCTCGTCAAATCCTTTGGGAATGACCGGCAGCACTGTGATATAGGGCAAGGAAGCGCCCTGCGGCACAAAATCCTCCGGGTACACAGGAATATCAAACAGCAAAAAAAAGCTGTTCAGCGCCGTTGTAATGGCTTCTGCTGTGCCCATCAGGTCAACACCACCTTTTTGCACTGGACAACTGCAAGGTTCATCCCGCTTTCCGCCGGAGACAGCTTGTCTGCGCTGGCAGATGTGACCTCGAATACCTGCGCGTCCTCCAACCGCTTGATGCGGTCGAAGGGGGCGAGTTGAACGCCCTTGTCAACGTAGATCGAATAGGTGGAAGCGGTGCCCTGCTGCTCGGCCTGCTGTGCCTCAATGGTGGTGTCGTGGCGTTCTACGCCCTCGAATTCCAGCCCCGGCACCCATGTGGTGGTGGAGCCGAACAGCCCATCAGAAACGAGCTTTTTTTCCAGAAAGCAGAATTTCCGGCTGAAACCGTCCATGACGGTGTTCCGGACAAAGTCGTTGACTGCCATTACAGTTTCCTCCATTGGTTGATCTCCTTGCGGTACCGGGTCAGACCATCCGCAGGGAGTCCGTCGGATCCGGTCGCCATGGACCCGGACCACCCATTGAACGACTGCGACACATACATACCGCCGGAGGGGAGTCTTGCGTCGTAGTCGGTGATCTTCTGGGCAAGCACCACAAAGGCAGGCGGAACCCGCATGGGCTGCACCGTCCCGTTGAACGTCTCGGCGGTGAGGTCTCCGTCTCCGGCCATGTGCACGCCATCATTGAAGATGGAGCCGCACACAAGGAAATACTGCCCCGGCACCACCCCGGCGGGCACGGTGTCCGGCTCAAAGGCAAACTCGCCTGCAATGGGGTCGTCTGCCCGGTCAAAGAAATTGTGCGTGTAGGCGCACAGCTCAGGGACGGTCATGCAAAGTCACCCCCTTGCAGGTTAGACCGATTCACCCGGGGTAATGGTCTCGACAGCGATACCATCCAGATACTCAGCAAACAGGGTCACGCCCATAATGGCGTAGCTCTCGGAGGTTGCGGTGCTGTAGTTTGCCTGAGTGTGGAAGCCGATGAGGTTGCTTGCCTCGCCTGCGGTCCGGTAGACCAGACCTGCGCGGGCAAACTCGCTATCCGCAGGATCCACATAGTACATGACGATGTTGTCTACCGGGGTGGCAATAACCTTTCCCTTCGCGATCTCACTGTCGGACAGCAGGAAGATGGTGTTGTAGCCCATGAAGTCCTTGATGTACTGGAAGCCGAACTGGTTCTGCACGGTGATATTGGCATTGCCCAGATAGTCGTACACGTCCATCACGTTGACAAAGCCAACAACGCCGGTCACGGTGCGATGCATGGTCTTGAACTTGTTCTCGACCGCGCCCTTGGCATGTGCCAGCGCCATCTGGAAGGTCTTGGGAGTGCCCTTCAGGGTGCCGGTGTTCAGGAACTTGTAGAACTTATCCGTTACCAGAGCGGTCAGGTCGTACAGGAACTCATCATCGGTCTTCTGCACGGCGACATCGTAGCCGTAATTCTGGATCGCCTCAAGGGTGACAGACTTGCCGTACTTGTCGATGGTGATCTTGCCGTACTCCTTCTCCTTGACGGTGTACTTGCTGAACGGGATCTCTTCGCCCTCGCCCACGGTGCCGCTCTGCAGGGTGCCCTGTGCATACTTGCTCTTGAGCACGGTGCCAGGCTGCATCCGGATGGGGCGCATGATGCCCAGAATGGTGCGCAGATGGTCCCAGTTGCGCTGGAAACGGGTCACAAAGTCGATTTCACGCGCGGCTACGGTGATATCGGTGGTCATGGTGATATTTTCTTTTGCTGCCATGTATTAGTCCTTTCCGCCGCCTGTAAACAGGTCGGCATTTGCAGCAATCGCGGCCTGGCGTTCGCCAGCGTCCTTGATCGCAAAAATTTGGTCTTTGGTCATTTTGGAGCCGGTGTTGGTGGGCGGGGTGTCCACCTTTGCGCCGGTGGTCGTGGTTGTAGCCACAAAGTCTCCCCAATCAGCTTTCAGGCTGTCGGTGTGCTTCTTGGCATCCTTGACGTTGCCCTTTTCGTCCAACTCCAGCTTGTCGATGTCCTCGCCGGACAGCCGCACGACGCGGTCTGCGTACTTGTCCAGCACCCCGGCGGACTTCAGCAGCTCCCGGAACTTGGCTTCCTTGGCCGCGTGGGTGTCCTTCTTGGTCTGCTGGGCCTTGTAGTCGGTCAGCGCCTTTTCAGCGGCCTGCTTGCCGCCGTTGGCCTCGTCCCGCTCTTTCTCGGCTTTGGCGAGGGCTGCGTTCTTCTCATCGAGCTGGTTCTGCAAAGTGTCCGTTTCCTCATGCAGCACGTCCAGAATTTTCTTGAGCTTGCCGCTGGTGTCGGTCGTTTCATCTTCCAGAATCGCCCGGAGAGTCTTGCGTTCGAGTGCCATGTGTTAGTCCTTTCTGCCCTTGCTCGGGCTGGCGTGCTCGCCATCGGATTTGTGAATTGCCTACGTTTTGTAGGCGGTTGCCGGACGTGCTGCCGGTGTGGTGCCGCTTGTGGGGCTTGAACCCACGGCCCCCGGATTAAAAGTCCGGTGCTCTCCCAGATTGAGCTAAAACGGCATAAAAAAGCGGCTGACGCATTGCGCCAACCGCTGAGTATTCAGTTTTAGAGCGAAAATTCACAGTCTGTGTCTGTAGGATAGTCCTGCGCTTCGGCCGGAACATAGACCAAAACAGAAATTTTGGCTTTACCCTCGCCGTATGCGTTATCACACATCTCCTGAAGCGCTTTGCGTGCCTGAACACCAGCCGCAAACAACTCTTCGACTTTTGCAGCCTTGGGCCTGTTCTTTTCCTTCACCTCAAGCATCTGCTTTTTGATTTCTTCAATTCTTTCGGCAGACTTATGATAAAGTCTTTCTGCGTTTGCCTGCATTTTCACAGCAGCTTCAAGCTGTGCGCTCAAGCTTTCAAGTTCTGTCATCCTTATACCTCCTTGTTTCCTTCTTCCACCGCGATTTCTCGCAGCTCGTCAATGTGATTCTCCACCGCCGGGCGCAGGAATGGGCGAGGGGCCATGCCCCGGGTAAAGTGCCACTTACCGTTGAAGTCCTTCCAGACCCACGGCGTTTTGCGTCCGTTGCCCTTCTCGGCAAAGATGCCCGTGCCAAGCTCAACATAGACGCTGTAAAAGAGATTCGACCCGATGGTCACGGTCTTTTTTGCAAGGTCTACGGCGTAGGTCAGACTCTGCTTGAGCGCACCGCCCACATAGCCCTCAATGCCCGTGCTGTCTGCCGTGCCTGTGGGCACAAGAAGCTGGGCGTAGTCCTGCACTTTCATGCCCCAGATGGTCAGCACCCTTTCCGCCCACGCTTCCAGCGCTTCATGCAGCTGCGGGGTGTTGTCGGTGACTTTGATGTTGTACTTAAACTCAGCCATGTTTTGCTCCATTTTCTTTTGCGCTCAAAATAAGTTTTCGGCCAATCGGGCCGGTTCGCTGCCTTTGCAGCCTTATTGGCCGCTTCGGCGAAATTTTTAGCAGTTCCGCCTGCATTGTAAAATGCCTTTGCAAGATTCTCGAAATTTTCGACAGAATTCATTTTCTTGCTGCCTCCTTTTTGCGCTTTTTCTCTTCCGCCCGCCACATCTGTTCTGCTTCTGTGCCACCTTTGGCTTTGTACCACTCGGTATAGGTCAGGTGTCCTGTCCGCTCTTTGGTGACGTTATCCCGCCGGGCTGCGTCCTGCCGTGGGTACTTCACAAGCGCCCCGGTTAATTTGCACCGGCAGTGATAAACCATTTCCGGCGCTGCGTTGGGGTCTCCCGGGTACATGATCTCGTAGCCCTGCACCTTGAACGGCTTGTCAAGATCGGCGGTCTCATGATCCAGCAGTCGGTGCATCTCGCGGGTGCGGTAGTCCAGTGTGCTGTTCCAACGCTTCTGCACCTCAATGCCAAGGGCTTGAGCGTTGCGCAGCTGCTGCATCGTCCCGGCGTTTTGCGCACCGGTCAGCGCGGTGATCGCGTTGTTCATCGCCCAGTGCACCTCGGTGTCTGCCATGCCTTGCACAGCCTGCACCGCAATGTCATGGACGCTTTTGCCCTGCACGATGCCCTGCATGACGTAGCGGTTGAATACCCGGGCGTCATAGGTGCGGTTGCTCTCGCTCTTGATTCGCTTGTTGGGTACCATGCGGGGGTTCTCCTTCAGCAGGAGCTTGACCGCTTCAGTGTTGTACAGAGTCAGCCCGAACGTCACGCCTGCGGCCTGTTCCAGCTCGTAGAAAGCCCAGTTTGCGCCAAAGGAAAAGATATTGTATTGCTCGTCCCGGGCCAGCTTGTAGGCCGTCTGCTGGGCCGTGGTGCAAGTCTGGGTGATGCCGTCCAGCTTGGCCCGCATCAAATCCGATTGAAAGACCTGATTTTGCAGCCAGATGCGGTAATCCTCTTCGGTGATCTCGCCTGCATCCAGCTGCGCCCGCTTGCGCTCATCCAGTTGCTTATACTTTGCAAGAAACTCGGTGAGCTGCTCTGTCATCTCCCGGCGGGCAGTGCCGTATACCCGCAAAATGCGCCGGCGCAGGCGGTTCAGCTGGCGGGTAGAGATGCGGTCACGGTCAGAAATCATGCTTCATCACCGTTGTCATCCTCGTCCTCGTCCACGGTTTCTCGTGCTGCGCTTTCCGCCATCAGCGCGGCCTTGGCCTGCTCCTTTTGTTCCGGGGTCAGGTTGGGCAGCAGGTCAATGGCCATGTCCTGCCCGATGATCGGTGCCTCAGAAATCACCGTTGCGACCTGCTCAGCGGTGTTGGTGATCTTGCTGCGGTTGAATGCCGGCATAGCGTTGTCAAAGCCAGCCAGTGCGCAGATCTGCCGGATGAACGGCTTGACCTGCGCTTCGAAGTCGTCCGCGTTCTGGTTCAGCGGCTCATAGGCTGCATCCAGATGGTCGTTGGTGCTGTCCGCGCTGACACAATGCACATCCAGACCGCCGAAGTCCTCATACACCCGGGTGTGGAGCAGCTCCAACAGAGCCTGCCGTGCCGTCACAGGAATCTCGGTGGTGTAGGGGGTGATCTTGCCGCCCTGGCTGGTGTCTGCGCCTGCAATGTGGTACAGATTCAGCTTGACAAGGAACTCCTGCAGCTCGTCATCGGTCATGCCGTTGAAGTTTTCGCACAGCCAGTAAATCTGTGCGCAATCCTGCAAGTCGCTGCAGAAGCCGGACGTCACCAGATCGGTGCTGTCGATGTAGGCTTTCAGGCCTACGAGGGTGCTTTGATGCAGGTCGGATCCCCACAGCGGTACCACAGGCAGAGTGCTGTAGTTTTCCCCCTCCACGCTTTCCAGCCCGCCGCCGGGGGTGGAGACGGTCACGCTCTTGTATGCCTGCTTCGGGGCCGTCTCCTGCATAGTGCTGCCGATCCTGCTTTCCGTGTACTCGGTGTAGCCGTCCTCTTCGTACAGGACATAGTGCATATCCGTGTCAGGATTCAGCCGCCAGAACCGCACCCCGGCCCGCATGGAGCCGGAGGTCTCATCGTACAGGGGCGCAAACTCGGTCAGCTTGAACACCACCAGATGGTCGTTGTTCCAGAATCCAAAACTTTCGCCGTGAATCAGGGAAAAGTATCCGGCTTTCTGGATCTGCTCGTCAAATTCAGCCCCCAGTTTTTCTTTGTCCACGTCCTTATCCGCAAAGGTGACGCCGTTGCCGAGGGAGTAGGTGGCACGCTGTTTGTTCAGCCGCCGGAACAGATTGCTCTTGACCATATCGGGCCGGGGTACATCCTGCCGCGTGTTCTTGGAGAGGCGTTTCAGCATAAAGGCGTAGGCTTGCGAAAAGCGCTCAGCGCCCGGGTTTTTCTGGGCGTCGTACAGGTCGGCGTCCAGCGCCATCCTGTAAGGGCCGGAAGCACAGTGCTGCTGCACGAACCGCCGGACAAAATCAGCCTGTTCCCCGGCGGCTTGCGCCTGCTGAAAGGTCTGGAATGTGTATACAGTGCTCAAAATCAATCCCTCAGTTTCACAAGGCGCTTCGTGCGCACAAAATATCGGATGGCGTCCATGCAGTGGTCGTTGACCTTCAGCACGGCGTCGTCTTTATCTGGGTCCCAAGCATATACGCCGAACTCTTCCAGCGTGTGCTTGCAGTCTTTGCAGATCTTCAGCCGCCCGGTCTGCAGCATGGTCTGTACGTCCAGAATACCGCTCAGAACGTCGTTGTTTGCCGGGTTCTGGGTAAAGCCATTCTTGCGCAGTTCCGTAATCAGGGGCAGGGCAGAGGGGTCCACGATGACCCGCTCCGGCTTCAGGCCGTCCAGCCACGCTTTGAGATCTGTGACGTACTCGCCCACGGTCTTTTGCCGCTTCTGCTCTCGCCCGCTGTAGTAATACTCCCTGGTGACGATCCAGCAGTCTGCATCGGCCTGTTTTTGGAGCAGCAGGAACACCGTTGCGTTCTGGGTGCCGAAGTCGCACGCCACATAGGCGCTCTTCGGGGACAGCTCGGGCAGCACGTCAATGACGTGTTTTTTGGGGTCGAACATGTCATATACAAGTCCCTCTGCCACCGTCCACAGGCCCAGAATGTAGCGCTGGTAGAAAACGCCGCTGTACTGGCTGCGGTATCTGGCCTTGATTTCCTCGGAGAGCGACAAGTTGTCGTCCATCGTAAAGTGGAGGTACATCATCTTGCGGGAACGGCATTTCCGCACCCACTCAAGATAAAACCAATGCTGTGGGCTGCCCGGGTTGCAGTTGAACCAGAATTTTGACCCGGTGACGGAGCAGCGGGCAGTGGCCTGATTGACAAAGCTCTGCGGCATCAGCGCCACCTCGTCAAAGAATGCCCCAGCCAGCGTGATGCCCTGGATCAGGTCTTGGCTGCTCTCGTCTTTGCCGCCGAAAAAGTAAAACTCGTTGGATTTGCCGCCTTTGCTGACGGTCATGAAATTTTCTGCCCGATGCTCTTTGACATTGTAGCCACGGGCTGCAAGCTGCTGCTTGAGCGTGCCAAGCACGTTTCGCCGGAAGCTGGCAATGGTCTTGCCGCACATGGCAAACTGCTGGCCGCTGTAGCAGGTCATGGCCCACTGGACAAAAGAAAAGCTCATGGCAAAGGTCTTGCCCGAGCGGATAGCGCCATCGGCAATGATGCCGTTGTAGCCGCTGTATGCGCTCTGCGGTGTCCACCAGCTAAGAACCTGTTTCTGCCGCTGGCTGAGGGCTTTCCAGCGAAAGCCGTTACTTTTCCGCATTGTCGTCCTCTTCCTTTGGCAGAAGATCCACATCGTCAGGCGGGCTGAGGTCTGCGGCGGCATTCAGGGCCTCCACAAGGCCATCGTCCGGGACTTCTATGCTATTCTGGTCTCCCAGCATGGCAAACTTGTCCACGATGGTGCCAAACGCCGTTGACAGCTGCGGCAGTGTTGCTTCCGCGATCTTGTCCGGGTCGGCCATCGCTTTCAGGTACAGCCCGAGAAGCTCTTGTGCTTCTCCTTGCTTGCTCTCCATGTAAGAAAGCATGTCCTTCGAGTTTTCCCGTTTTTTTTGTGCACACAAGCGCGCACTCTCCGGGTCTTCCTTTACGACTTTCTTAACGGTCGCGTCCGAAACGTCATTCAGCTTTGCGGCTGCACGGTAGCTTTGGAGCTGCACATAGTCCGCAACGATCTTCTTTTTTTGCTTATCTGTCAGCCGCCGTGCGCCCACCGCCACCACCTCTCTAAACTCATACAAAAGAAAAACCGCCCGGAAACCCGAACGGTCAAAATATCGAATGTGCCGCTTGCAGGAATCGAACCCGCTACCCCCGGATTAAAAGTCCGGTGCTCTGCCAGACTGAGCTAAAGCGGCATAAGAAAAACCAGCTTTGCTGCATGGAGCTCATCATGCAAAAAGCTGGTTTTTAATCGTATTGTATCAGCAGCGGTTAATCCGCACGGATAGCAGGCCGTGCTCCTTGGATACAGCCACGGCCTCCGATCTCTGCCCGAGGCTCGCGTTTTGTGTGGTCTGCACGGAAACCGAAACACCGCGCATAGCGCACAAAGTGGCTTTCTTTGTTGCTGATCGGTAAGGCCGAGAGGATAAGGCCAGCGCCGAGACGCGTCAAAAATTTTGCCATGTCGCAAATCAGTTCTTTCAAGCGCTCAAACATTTGTATGCCTCCTCTCCAAAAGTGTCCACTGCGGACACTCTAAAATCACGCTAGCCGCCAGCTGGATTTGAACCAGCACCCACGGAACGGATGTGCGCAGTGGCTGGCTGTGCAGTGATGTTCCCGTGGTGTCACCAACGTTGTCCCGCCTTAAATGGGCGGCGCTCTTCCAGTTGAGCTATGACGGCATATAAGCAGCGCCCCGCATTCAGTTACGTTGGACAAGCGTCAAACGGTGGAGCGCCGCTGCATCTGGAACTTTCGCCGCCAGATGCCCGGCTATCTGCGCAGCCCCCTCACAGGGTACGCAGCTGGCATTCCCGGCAGGGACCGAGCCTGCAGCCTCTGGTTTTGGAGACCAGCGCTCTACCAATTTTGAGCTACGGGAATATAAAAAGCCGCCCTTGGAATCGAACCAGCCGTGTCTACGCACACGCGCCGCGCTCCAAATTGCGCTCAGGCGGCCATATAAAAACAGCTCCGGTTCTCCGCCGGGGCTGTTGGTTGGCGCACATCCTGTCAGGAAAGCTACACCTTGGCAAGGATTCTAAGGCCTTTTCTTGGCACGGGAGGTTGCACGTGCGGCCTTGCGGGTTGTCTAGTCCATGCGCCATACGGTGCGATACGGCGGAATCGAACCGCCTCCTGTCTCTCATGAGCGGCAGCCTGCCTTTGTGTCAGTGTATCGCATAGAAGCAGCCCGCGAAACGGTGAAGGGGAGCGGGGCAAAGCATGAAACCCGCCGGGAAGGCCGTTCCGGAGACTGCGTGCATCGGTTTGCCTTTTCGGCTTTGCCGATGGTACCATGATAAGCCTTGAGCCGATTAGAAGTAAATCCCAAGGCATGTAAAAATAAACCGCAGTTTTGTTGTGTAAAATGTACAAATCACCCGAGATTCAGTTCCGTGGTGATCTCAGCCAGCTGCTCAAGTCCGTCAGAAACCGCCTGAGAGACCTGGCACGGCTTTGAATAGCCCACGATCCGGGCAATTTCTGCCTGCCTTTTTCCTTCCACAAAATACAGGATCAGGCAGCGGCTGCGCTTGATGGACGCCGGGTCTGCATGGAGCATGTAGGCCACTTCAATGGCTTCCTTCTGCATCTCGGCATACTGGCATTTCAGCTCGTGCAGATGCTGCTCGGCATCCATGGCGGCGTCGCTGTTCCGGCCTACCTTGTCGCTGGTTCCGGAGCGGCCGGGTGCGCCGGAAGTCCCGGATGTGGTTGAGGTGGCTGCGTTTTTCAGACTTGAGATGCGTTCCTGCTGCTGGCGAATCAGCGCCCGCATTTTCGGCAGGCGCTCGAACCAGTCCCGCAGCTCTTTCACATTGCTGGCTTCGCCCGGCTTGGGTGCATCACTCTCAGGTATCCATGTGATGGTCATTATTACTCCTTTCTTCAAAATCGCAACAATATTCGGGCGGATTTATGTATCCTTCGTCTTTGTCACCGCTCTGGCAGATATAGTGATATCCGGATTCTGACGCCCCAAATTTTTGCTTTAAGAATACGCACCGGTCGCAAAGGCAAGGTTTGTTTCGATTGAGCCCCCGCTTGAAATATTCAATTGGGTTGCCATCGCTAAGAACAAACCAGATAAAAAGCCCTGCAAGTGTTGCCATGAACAGCGTGCTTGCAACTTCAAATAGCATATCAAGCATTTTACTCCTCCATTTTTTCGATCTCAATTTCCACCCGGGGGTTCTTCCGATCAAGATCCACCCGGCTGCCATCGTGGGCGGCGACGATCTTGCTGTTGTCGTCCTCCAGCACGCGGGCTTTAACCAGAATGTCCGTTGTAGCCTCGATGAGGTTTGCCAGATCGACCCGGCGGGCGGTTTTCATGTAGTACACGCACCTCACGTTCACACGGGCAGAGATTGGGCTACGTGGCCTTTTGATTTGTCGCAGGCAGTCCGTCTCATAATCCACATAAACCTTGCTGGGGGCCACGAATGGGGTCCCGGAGCGTGTGCGGAGAATGCGTGCGGAATTTTTCTTGGTGCGTGGGTCGCCGTAGAGGGTCAGCTTCATCTGCCTTCCTCCACATAGTACCAGCTTTGGGGCGGGCGTTCGATTCCGAATGCTTCTCCCCGGCAAATTAGCTTTTCCGCGTCCCATCTGCGGCAGGTGCAACAGTCTCCGCGATGCGTACAGGGTTGTATCGCCCAGAAATCTTTAAGCTTTACTGGCTTATCATAAATTTTCAGGTCAGAAATGTGCCAGCCGTATCCGTCACCGCCCTTGAGATACTTTTTAGCCTGCGTTTCGGTCAAGCAAGCCGCTTGAAGCAGTGCATCTGCCGGTTTATACCACCCGTCCAATGTCAAAATGTTTATGTCCATCATCGTTCCGATGTGGACGAGCTTGTCGATTTTTTCACAGGTGAACTGGCCAATTACTCTGCCGTCCATTTTCTGCACGCCCGCCTTGGGCAATTTCATGACCAAGCCATCGTGACCGGTGCAGTAGATGTACGCCTTGAACGGTGTTTCCAGTGTCGGGCGATTCTTGCGCACCTCCACGGTTTTCATCCCGCTCCAAATCAGCTTGCACCAGTTGGGCCGAATGCTCAAAAGGACTGCTTTCATAGTTTCCCTCCAATCAGGTCGTCACGGTTTTCATTTTTACCCCCACTGTTTAGCCATTGCTTTTGCAATGCCTGGAAAAGTTTTGCTACGTTCTTTTGAGTGGCCGCGTCCCATCCAATGATTCTTTTCTCGCAATTTTGGTGGCAACGTCGTCATGTAGTCGTACACGTTGTCAGTTTCCTCAAGGATAGGAAGATTTTTAATCCACAGGCAAGTTTTCTTTTGCTCCGGGTGTCCAAACTGCCAAGGATTGATAATCTGATCCGGCTTTCGGTATAGCGTAGACATCACGCACACAGGATTTTCAACCGCTATATGCGGGACATCCGCTTCAATAAATTTCATAAAGAATGCAGCAGCTTCATAGCGTAAGCTGAGTGGTTTTTTCCCCTCCGTGAACCACCGCGCACCAGAAACAGCTAGGTGTGTGCAAGGCGGGTGTGCAATGAGCAAGTCCCACTTGCCAACGTCATGCGTTACGCCGTCCATCGTCACGACTTGCCCCCCCCTCCAGAGCCTTGAGCGCATCTCCGAGAATATGCCATTCAGGATGCCCGCCGGACGGCTCCTGAATGTCGCAGGAGTAGGCTTCGTGACCCTTGGCGCGGAACGCCTTGCACACTTCCTGCGATTCCTCGCAGGCAATCAGCACTTTCACCGTTTTCTTCCTCCCATCCATCCTTCTTTGTTGAAATCGTTACGGCTGATCCGCTCCGCCGCGTGGTTTCCGTTGGTGTAGATGCGCTGCGCTTTCAGCTGGCGCTTGTACTCGGCGTACTTCGGGCAGCTGTCGTGACAGATCGGGTGCCGGTCGGGGCAGTCTTTACATGTCGGGTTGGTCATGTTCGGCTTCCTCCTCGTTAAACCAAAGGCGTGTTCCGCATCCGGGACAATATTTATCGAGGTAATAATCATCGTTGCATTCATACCCGCAAACGGGGCAAATCTCATTGATTGTTTCTTCACGCCAATAAAGCTTTTTGGGACGTTCGCCCGGCCGTTTAGGCATGGGCATCCAGACCGTGAGGTTTTCCGGGAAAGCCGCCACCATGTTCCACGGCCAATTTGTTATGAAGCCGTCGCTGGGGTTGTTGTTGATGCTCAGGACGTCGCCGTCTTCATTTGCATCAGCCTCAGTCGGCGGCTCTTCTGCCGTCTTGCGCCAGCGCTGGACATCCGGAACGACTGCCGGCTCGTCTTCCAGCACATCCATCGCGTCCATGATCTGACACGCGCGGCATCTTACGCCGTTGTAATTTTCGCAGCCACAGCAATATGCCGCTTTGATGTTTGCGATGGCTTTTTCGCGGTCGATAAATTCGCTCATTTTGTAATCTCCTTCGGCGGCAGCGGCATCCAGCCAACCACGTGAGCATCTACACGGTTATCGCAAATGTCATCCTGGTTGAAATAACGATATTCCCACCAGCCTTTAGGAATAAAGTAATCATCGCTTTCTTTATCGTAGGTTCCCCACTCGGAAATTTCTTCCCAGTAGAAAGCGCTCTTTTGGGACAAGATTGTGCCATCTTCGTAGTTAGCCGTCGTAATCCCATATCCACCGCAGGCGGTTTCAAACAGAATCAGCACATCTTCTTCGACTTTCGGCGGGTCCGTTTCAGGGTTGCGCCATGTCGGCCGCAGTGTTTCCGGGTCGATGGTTGGAGCCTCGTCCACGCTGTTCAGGGCATCCTTATAGCAGCATTCTTCAATAGTGAACGGATTGCTTGCACGAAGGTTCATTTCAATGCGCTTGTGCAAAGCGTTCGCGTCAATCAATCTTTTATCGCTCATTTTTCAATCTCCTTTCTTGTCGGCTCGCTCGCCCGCAGCCTTGCAGCTTCACGCGGGGCGGTGGTGATATCTGCCTGCGCCTGCTTCAAAAACTCGGCACGGCGGTATGTAAGGTCTGGCATTTCAGCCAGCTCTGCAAGCCCTCCCACGCTCCCGGCATAGGATTTTGCTGCCGGGGGAAGTTGGTCATACAGGGCTTTCAGCTCTTTCTGCCCGTCGCTACGCAGCAGCCCGCCCTTTTCGTCAATGCCGGTCACCATCGGGAACTTGCGCCAGCTCAAAAATGTCTGTGCCTTGCGTGCCGCTACAGCCAGAGCTTCCCATTCAGCGGACGGGTCAAGACACTGGGAAAGCTGCTTGAAGATGTCGGCAACCGTGACCGGATAAACGCATACCCGGTTCGCCGCCAGAAAAGCCCGCTTGACAGTATCGCCGTCATAGTCGCCAAACTGATACGCCCACACATCGATAGTGGTCTGCATCTCCTCATCGGTCAGCGGCTTGGAACCCAGCTTGTACAGTACAAAATTCATGCGGATCAGCTTTGCCACGTCTTCCCGCGTCATGTCTCAAACCCTCTTTCTCTGTCCATCTTCGCCAGCACCCGGGCAAGCTGGTCGTCTACGGTTTCGGTTGGCTGCTTGCCCCTCGGTCTGGCTTGTCTGCTTTGTTCGTTGGCTTCCACGTCTCCCGGTGTGCGCAGGCCGTCCCGTTTCCAGCCGGACAATATGCCGTTGATGTAGTTCCACGAGCGTTTTCCGGCTTCTGTAGCCTTGTCAATCGCCAGCAGGATCATCTCTGTGCTGTACTCCTGCCTCCACTTCTGCAGCTTGTCCAGTGCAGAGCGTGGGAAGTCCCCGACGGCCTGCTGATAATGCTGGACGATCTTGGAAAGTTCTACGTCAACGGCGGCGTGGGCGGCGCTATTATATATATCCCCGTTAGGGGATATAACAGTTCCAGTTCCAGTAACAGTTCCAGTAACAGTATCAGTTCCAGTAACAGTATCAGTTCCAGTAACAGTAACAGTTCCAGTAACAGTATCAGTTCCAGTAACAGTATCAGTTCCAGTAACAGTATCATTATAGCTACCACTTGCTTGCACTTGGTAGCATGTGCTAGCATGTGCTGAGTTTGCTTGCATTTGAGCTGCACGGGCTTTTCCGGCTTCACGGCGCTTTTGCTTGACGTTCTCGTACTTTTCCGTAGCAGAATCCACTCCATTGCACATGAAACGGAAGTTCCCACGCATTCCACGGTCGGAAAACGTTGGATTCTCACCAGTGCGGACGTGTTTCGCCAAAGCTCGCATCAGCTGTCCGACTTCGGCATCCGTGTACTCTTCCAGCGCGTCAAACCAATCCAGATACACGACAAACGACTTTTTTTCTTCTTTTGCCACTTGCTCACCTCCTTTGCACGCCCGTATAGCCGGATAGCACAGCTTGCGAAATCAGAAGGGAAGATCTTCTGCGTCTTCGTTGATGGGGTCATACTCGGTAGATGGAGCCGGTTCAGGCGCGACAGTGCTGTGCGGTGCGTAATCCGCAAGCGTTTCACAGGGGTACATCTGCGCGCCCTGCAGGCCTGCCGGTTCTGCAGGTTCCAGCGGCGGGCCGGGCTGTGCCATCAGGTCGATCATCTGCTGCAGCCAGCGGAATGTCACCAGCCCACCGGGCTGAACATCATCCGCGTCCACGTCGTAATAGACCTTGCCGTTATACTCCCGCTCTTTCAGCTTTTGCGCAAAAACTGTGACCTGATCGCCTTTCTGCAGCATCCCATCCCACTGGTCGATGCCGTGCCAGAGGTTCACGCCCACAAAGAAGCTCTGCCATTTGCCGGATTCATCCTGTGTGCGGCTGGCTTTCAGGTCAAACTTCAGCACCCGCTTCTGCCCGGCATCGCGAAGTACCGGGTCTTTGGCGATCTCACCGTGCAGCATGATGCCGTTCTTGGTCTGGACGATCATGCATCATCACCGCCAAACGGATCATCGGCGTTTTCCTCTACAGAGGGTGCATCCGGGGCAGGGATCAGGGTGCCTGCCGTCTTGCGGTGACGGTGGGAACCTGCGTAAGGATCCAGCACCGGCAGTTCTTCAGGCGACACCTCGCGGGCGGTGCTTTCGGCATCCACACGCACCTCGCATTCATCGTACAGAGCGCCGAAGGTAGACGGGAACGCTTCACGCAGGGCGTGCACCAAAGCCACCTTGCGGATCATGGTGGCCTTTTTGCCGTTCCAGAGGGATTTGCCGGTGTCATACTCGCTGAGCTTGACTTCCTCATAGCTGGCGCGGGTGCGGTCCTTGCGGTAGACCTTTGCCCAGCCGCCCAGAAGGGTCTCGCCGCCGTCTCCATCATAGACGATAGATCCCTCACGGTTCAGCAGCTGGCCATCTGCGGTCAGGACAATCACGCCGGCTTCAAAGCCGTCAAAGTTGGGGTTGCGCTCGGCCATCTGCATGTAGCAGTTCTTGCCCAGCACGATGGTGCTGGCGGTGTCATCGTTCTTGTTGTCGTAGTGGATCAGGTAAGCCTCTTTGGTAAAGGGGTTCAGCTTGTACTGCTTGCAGGTCTCCAGAAAGATCTTGCACTCGGTGTCGGTGGCTTTGTCGCAAATAAAACGCCGTACTTCGTCGAAACTGACGACGAGGTGCTGGCCATCGGCAGCCGTGATCTCCACCGGAACGGACGGGGATGCGGCCTGCATAGCAGTGCTGCCTGCACGGTTGGCGTTCTGGACGGAACGGTTTGCCAGAGACTGTGCGTTTGAAACGGACGAAGTAGGCGCGGGTGCGCCGGAACGAGTAAGTGCCATAAGTAAATACCTCCAAGATTATTTGATAGAACCATAGCGGAAACCGCGCTCTGCGGCTCCCTGCTTGAACCATGCGATATCCTCGCGGGTGAACTCTACCCAGAAGCGATACTGCTTGCGGGCAGGAGCTTCCCGCTGGGCAGGCTCTGCGAATTTCTGAAGCATGCTGAAATCCAACCTGCCATCCGGCGTGATGACTGCATTGGCCTGTGCCATTTGAACCGATTCTGCGGCGATCTGACGTTCTTCATCGGTCGGAGGGATAATGACCGGTGCAGCCGCCTGCGCACTCTCTGCGGCCATTCTCTCGGCTTCTGCGCGGCGCTGTGCGTCCCGGGCATTCTGGCGGCGGCTGTGCTCCACAAGGGCAGCGTTCAGGTTCAGCTCACGCAGATACTCCGTGATGCAAGCTTCGGCATCCTCGCCGCAGGTCTCCCGGATGAGCCGCAGCTCCTCCCGCCGGGTCTCCACGCTCTTGCGCAACTCCCGGCTGGCCTTTGCCAGATCATAGGTCTTGTTGAGCCACTGGGGCACAAGCAGGCGGTCAAAGGGGATCATCTCCCTCAGCTCGCCGATGCAGTCGGTATAGACAGCTCGAAGGGCGTCGGCCTTATCCTTCCGTTCGGCTTCCTCCACAGCCTTGACCTGCTGGTCAATGGCACCGGAGACGGCCTTACACTGGCCCTGCATCTGCTTGGCGCTCTGCAAGAACTCTTCCAACGGCTTCATGTAAAAGGCCTTTGCGCTGCGGGCGGCATCGCTGAGCTGCTTGTCCAGCTTGTTCACGGCGGCGCGGTCGGCCTTGGCATCCTTGATGGTGTCCGGGGTGTAGACGCGGCCGGTGTAGGCGGCCAGCATCTCGGTCAAATTCTGCTGCACCTCGGCTTCGTTCCACCGGATCGCGGGCAGCTCCGGGTGCTCCACCCGGACGGTCAGTTCTTCTTGCATAAATATTCACCTCGAATAGATCAGGTTGCCCAGGGCGTCTTTGACGTCGATCTGGCTGTATTCACCGGTCTGGATCTGCTCATCTGCCCAGTGCTGGGCGTCCACGCTGGCCTTGACCGGCTCACCCTCAAAGCATTGCACGTCAATGCTGCAGTACTCTTTGCGGTGTCCGTAGCAATAGTAAAATGCCACGTCATCCATTGTAAAAACCTCCTGTTTGTGATATCTTTGTGGTGATGGGCGGCGAAACTCATCACCCTTTTGGCTTGTCCGTGTTGGAGCACGGGCAGGCTCTTCTTTTTTTTTGCGGCGTATCGGCGGAAGACTGTCCAACTCATCACGTCGGATGCACTCTTTTTCAAAAATGTACTTGCGAGCCCGACGCCTGCCGTTGCGGCTGTGGCAGCTCGCAGACGCAAAGCTGTTTGCGCTTTTGTAACCCAGCCGTCTGGCACACATCTCAGACGTACCGCTGGCGATCAGGTCTCCGGACTTGGCGTCATACACGGTGTACCACATGACATGGTGGACAGTGTCAGGCATACGTGATCTCCCCGGACTCCTCTTGCAGCATCTCCCACACGTTGTCCATTTCTTCGGCGCACATCTCCCAGACGTTTGCCCGTGCGGAGCATCAGGCCCGAACAACAATGTCGTCTGAGGATTCGGCTTCTCGCTTGCAGCGTTCGGCAAGCCGCGTGTAGGACTTGACTTTGCCCTCAACGTACTCTTTGGCCGTCATCATGCCCCACGCTCCTGATTCTCCGGGTATTCCTGGTTGCGGGCGTGGGTGCGGTTGATCTTGCCGTACTTTCGCCGCTTTGCGGCTCTCTCCCTGTCCTCTGCGGCAAAGCCCAGACGAGCCAGCAGAACAGCGGCCAAAATCAGCACCAGCGACACCGCAAACAGCGTGCCGGAGATATATCCGGTGGTCTGCGCGGTGCCCTCTGCGCCCATAGCTGTGCCCATTCCAACGCCGCCAAAAACGACAGCCAACCAGTAGTAAGTAGTAGATTTGAGTTTCATTCTTTCGGATCCTCCTTTGTGTAAACCTTTTCGAGCTTGTAAAAGTCCTTCACCCACGCCACAAATCCGGCACGAGAAATCAACGGAGCCGCATTGTCCGTGCCAACGGATGGCACCGCCCACTGGGGAAAGCTACCCGCCTGAATCATCGCCTTTAAATTTGGCTCACTCACCGAAATGTTGTTATCACGCATGATCTGGCAGCACTCTGCGATTCCCATGCTTGGCTTCATTATCGTCCACCTCCTTTTTTGTTCTCAGCTGCCGTTTCAGCCGGATATGCTCCAACCGCTCCGGCTGCCTTGCATCCCAGCGCTGTTCAAGCCAACGCTTGTTGTAGTGCTTCTTCACGGTGCAGCCTCCACAAACTCGCCATTTTTGAGGGTGTAGTAAACGCTTTCTTTGATGGCAGAACCGTCTACGCGGGACATTTTGGCGCAGATCATGTGACCGTCATCATCGTACTCGGTCAGCACCAGATAGCAGCCCAGTGCGCCGCACGCCTTACCGCAAGCACCGTTTACAACGGCAATGCTATCTTTTCCGTCTGCTTTTGCGTTGCAATAAGCCCCAGTGGCTGCCGCCGTGCTGTAATCGCCGCTGGAACCCGCCGTGCTGTAATCGCCGCTGGAGCCCGCCGTGCTGGAATCGCCGCTGGAGCCCGCCGTGCTGGAATAGCCGCTGGAACCCGCCGTGCTGTAATCGCCGCTGGAACCCGCCGTGCTG